AAACTTCTCTGATTTGCCCCTTTTTTGCCCCTTTTTCAGATAAGAAAATCCCGGGACGCCCTGTTTAAAGGATATCCCGGGATTTTTCCCAAGCTGGAAAAGAGACTCACATGCCGTTCCTCCCACATTGCCTTATAATGCCAATGTGGCGTAAATAAAGCATCTTCGAGCTCTTTTTATAGATAATCCGAGTACTTTTATTCTCTTCCAAAAGAAGCAGTTTGCCCCTTTTTTGCCCTCTCAGAATAGCACCATGAAGAGGAGCAAGTCAAGTAACTATCACTAGTTGCCTTATGCCTTTTTGACATACTTTGATGCCACGAAACCGAAGATACCCCCGGCGATCCTGACGTACAACCAAGAGTCGCCACCCGGACCGATCACGGTAGCGCAGACATCGATCCTGTTGCCCTGTCCCAGGACCGGCCATCCCGGCACCTGGTAGAAGTGGGCTGATGCGTAGGATCTCACATTGAGCTCTGATGCTGTGACCTCTCCGGTCCACATAGGCGTCTTGCTCAGCCTCCGGACATCCTCTGTCAGCAGGCTGTAGATCTTGCCCCAGGTCATCGGCCCAACAATGCCGTCCACGTCCAGCCGGTTCATGGCCTGCAGCTTCCGGACCTTCTCTCTCGTATCGCGTCCAAACTCCCCATCAATGTCAACCGTATGGCCAAGCGCCACAAGCGCAGCCTGCAGCGTCTTTACCTTTGCGCCGGTGCTGCCGTAGGAAACCGTAGCAGTGGGACCCGTGACGGTCACATCCTGCTGTTTTACAGGCTCAGCCGGTGTAGCAGGTGCAGGCGTGCTGCCCGATGCCACCTGTGCATATTTGGGCTTCACAAAGCCACGTATGCAGCCATAGCCGACCGGTACGCGCCGGGCCCCGACCTTGCCGCCATTCATGTTGCATTCATAGCAATAAATCATACCGTCAACCACATCGTAGACAATGCCGATATGATCGCTGTATCCGTCATTCGGCTGCGTGGTATCATCCCAATTATACACGATGCCCCATCCAGGTATGGGTGTTTTTCTGCCGTCCTCCTCCCAGATACCTGCCTTTTTAAAGAGCCCCACATGCTCTTCCACGCCACATTCTACGCCGCCGATCAGGTCAACCGCATTCAGCAGGATAAAGGCAGCGGAAAAGCCTGTGTCACAGTACTGGTCCGTTGGCTGCACGATATAGCCCCGACCTGCCCCCCGGATGGCTCCGGATGAAATCATTGTAAATCCTAAGGATGACCATATGCGACAAATCCGACTTTTTGAGTCCAAGCCAAGAGTGAAATACTGCCAGCACATCATCCGCTGTGACGCCTGCTGTCAGCTCCTCTGCCGCCGGCGCCGGTTTAAAGTCAATGATGCCCTCTGCGATGCTCTCATCGATCAGCAGGTCCGTATCAACGGTATCATTGATACCATCAACATATCCTTTGTCGGACGTCTGCTGCAGGACACATGGTCGATCAGGTCCGCCGGTGTAATCGGCAAGCCAGACCTTACTTTTGTACTCTGCAAGGATGGACCAGTCCAGATAATTGAGGTAGTAATCGTTGTTTGTGTAAATGCCCAGCTTTGTGCATCCGGCAGCCTTCAGGGTATCAAGATACTCCTTGACGTAGGCTGTACAGCGCTCAATCGTGCATTCCTGCTTGTTTTTCTCCCAGGTGTCCTCCTCGATATCCGCGAAGATCCACGTGTCCGCAGGATCAAAACCGGCCTTTTTGAGGTTGGCAATGGTGCTCTGCGCTCCCTCGGTGGGTGTAGCTCCGTCCGTATAGATGAAGTGGTACACGCCCAGGATGGGAAGCCCGGCAGCCCGGGCCCCCTTTGCATACTCCAGAAAAAGCGGATCAATCACTTTGCGGTACCCTTCTCGGATTATTACAAAGCTGATACCGTCCGCCTTGACGCGCTTGAAGTCAATGCTCCCCTGGTGTTTTGATATATCAATCCCCTTCAGCATCCGCAGGCACCTCCCCCGTATCGAATCCGATGGCCTCCGTGTTTGTGTAGTCGCTCACCTCAATGACATTAGAATTCATCTGTTTCACGGCGGTCTCAATCAATGTGCTGATCTGTTCAGTGGTCAGGTCGATGCCGTTCTGCTTAAAAAAGTCAGTAATTAGTCGCGTCGCAGCATCTTTTTTAACCTCTCCATGCATGTATTCTTCCGCCGTCTGCTCAACCGCAAGAACCACAGCAGAGACCACATCCACAGCCCACGACCATTTTGTATGGGCCAGTGCTGTCAGGGCTTCGTCCTTTTTGGCCCTGAGATACGGCAGCAATGTCTTTGTGATGACTCCGATCAGCGCCAGCACAAGGGCGCTGATGACATTAAATACGAGTGTGCTTGCAAAATCAGGCATTCTGATCACCTTCCTTTTCTGATTCTTTTGTGGATTCTTTTGTGGGTTCTTCTGGCATGTCCAGGACCTTTTTATACAGGCTTGTAGCTACGTCATTCCCACCAAGAGCGGCGTAGGCCCTATATACGCGTTTTAAAGATTCCTTTGCATATATCGGACAGAACCCTTTATCAAGATACCTGTTATAATTTCCTACAATACTCTCGCGGAGAAGGGCCTGCACCCCCTCCGCAACAGCTTCGTTTTTGTCGTGCTCTGCCTTAAGCCTTACGGACACGGCTTTCCACGCTCCAGTCAGCACCGCCAAACAGATCGCAAAAAGCCATTCCACCCAGTGCGCTCCGATGTAAGATAAGATCTCCATATCCCTCACTCTCCTTCCAGTTCTTTTGGTTCCCCGTTACAGAAGCTTACCCCGGAATATAAAGCCTTAAACAGGCTCTGACTTACGCTGTATCTGCCTCTGTTGGGATTGCAGATCACCACTTTTCCGGCATCGTCCAGACCGCAGAATACAACAAAGTGGTTATATTTCCACCAGATGATCGCCGGCCGGTCCTGTTTGAGGATGTCCACTTTGATCACTTTCGCGCCAACAAAGTTGCGGGCGTCGATGTCTTCGGGGCTGATCTCGCCCCATGCCGTCATATCAAGGCCGTGCTTTCTTCCGGCCTGCATGAGGTTTTTGCCATTGCATCCGTTGATACTGAGACTGCAGTCTTTTTCAAGTTCTTTGAGATCAACATCTTTGCCATAATATGACAAAAGCATCTTGAGGCATACAGGGCCGCAGTTTACGGATGACGTTGATAAAACAGGTGTAACATCAAACATATGTCCCTCCTTATCTCAGCGGATCAACAGGTGTCCCTACCATGTCAATGGTAAATCTCTTATGCTCCGCAACGGTCACGCCTTCCGGATCCAGCGGCATAAGCTCCTCTGCATTGACCTCTTTTTCCTTTTCCTTCTGAATCGCGTCCATTACATTAAGATCTCTTGTCATAACAGCGCACCTCCCTGAGAGTCAACAATCATAGTTCCTGTCGGGACATAAAGGTTCATGATTTCAAGCTTTTCTTCCAGCTCAAGCATCTCTTCGGTTTTCTCGATGATCACATACTTGTCTTTTGTAGTGTACTGGTCAACGGTAACCTCGCTCTTCATGAGGTAATGACGGACCGGATCATAATCCGGCAGGTCTTTCTTGACTTCCTTCATGTTTTCATATTCCCAGTGCTGAATCCATCCGAGGCGCTTACGCTCTTCCGGGTTCTCATCAAACCATGCCTTCAGACCGATAATGCAATGACCGGTCCCTGTGATGGAGCCGTCATAGTCATTGATCGGGCAATACTGGATATTATTGTTTTCATCCAGTTTCTGATATCTGTACACCATTTTTATCCGACCTCCTTTTTATCTGTGTAGCTGTCAGGACATACACCGCAGGCGATGTTGTTCTTCATGACTTCCTGGTATCTTGGATCTGATTCCATTTCTTCCCTGATCTCGTTGATAAGATTGGGATCATATTCTTCCGTCCGGAGTCTGCGCATGAATTCATTTATGCTTATTTTGGGGATTACACCAAGCAGGTCTCCCGTCCTGACATGTTGAGCCATTGCCATAGAGTACTGCCGTTTAAATAAGTCCTCTGCGATATAATCCTCTATTCGCTTATAGCAAGCGTGATAGTACTTTTTGATGTACTCCCAGAGCTGTATGGAAAAGTCCGGAGCATGTTCAAGGATTCGTACATACTGCGTATAAAATACCAATAGCGCACCAAGAGTATTTCTCAGTATTTCGCTTGAAAACGGTTTATATTTTCTCGCATGTTCTATCGCATAGATCATGTTGTCGATGGCTCCGCAGACGCATTGATCGTACCAATATTGCCCGCCATTTATATTGGTGATGCTGTCCTTATTATCTTTGTGGTAATAATATACGTATTCTTCTACGTGGCGGACCTGTTCTTCCGGGGTATCGCAAAGCAGACTGACTATGTGATTAAAACCACTGTCCTCATTCGCTCGGGTATTATTAAATCTGATTTCATACTTATCGAGGAAGTCTCTGCGATATATCTTCCCGAATACCCAGACCATATTTAAACATATGCTTTCTGGCTCTCCAAACTCCGGATGATTTTCTTTAAAAAACGCTCCTGATGCACACATATAGGTCTTGTCCGTCTGGATCTCCGTCCGAAGTGTCTCAAGGGAAGTGACCTTATAAAGTGCATCATCAGCATCTATAAATGTGATAAACTCCCCTTCGGTGTTGTCGATGCCATACTGCCTTGCAAGTCCCGGACCGCCGTTCTCTGGCATCTGGATTTCCCGTACATCCATGACCGGCGAAAACATCCTGACCGCCTCGCTGTAATCGCCCTCCGGGCAACAGTCGTTGACGATCGTGACGGATACATCCCCGATGATCGTCTGACAGGCAACAGAGGACAGGCACCGAATAATGGTGCCATGTGCCTTGTATGCCGGTATGATCACATCAATCTTATCCTTTATCATGTCTCTCCTTAATCCGGAATCGTGCTATGAGTATTGAGGAATCTCCAAGCCTTTACACCATTGATGGCCGAATAATGCAGGTCAACAGAATTGAATCCCTTAGTCTCCGGCTGAGTGTGTTCGGTGGCTACCTTGACGCCCTCCGGGACCACAAGCGTCGAGCTGAAAGAGCCGGTATGCTGGAACCTGATCTCGAACCATGCGCCGTGTGTCTCGTCCTCGATCACCGGCAGGTTAAAGACCACCGGGCAGTCGATAGGCGTATTGCAGACGTATGTCACGTTCCGCGTCATACCCTCAAAGGTTACTTTGCTGTGCTTATAGTATGCCGGGATTGCTTCGCCGGCAGTGACCTCTGCTGCCGTGTACTCCTCGCCGCTCTTTGTGTAGTACGTGGTGCCCTCTGCAAATGTTCCGGTTGCCTGTGTATAAACCTCATCCGCCAGCGTGTAATATGCCGGCACTGCTTCGCCGGCAGTGACCTCTGCGAGAGTGTAAACGCCATCAGCTTCTGTGTAGTAATAATTATCGGCTGCGAATGTTGCATCCGTAGTCAGGGCATATTCCCATGTGGCGAAATCGTCGATGTCATAAACATAAAACGTCACTCTGTAATCCAGATTTCTGATTGCAAGGTCGGTGGCCTTAAAGACAAAGGTCTCGGCATTGTCTGCGTCCCATGTGATATTTACCACTCCGGACATAGCCGCCACCTCAAACTTGACGGCCACATCAATGTGGTCAGCTCCGGACTCTGCAATATATCCGGCAGCTCCTGTCACGGTGGTAGCATCCGAAACACTCACGCCATCCTTCGCGGCAATCCGTGCAAAGATGTACCAGCCTGTCTCCGTGATGCCGAAGGTGCTGTACTCAGCTACGTCCGAAACATACACCGGGATACCTGCTGCCTCAATCACGGTCGGAGTCAGTACGGTATCATTGAGGGATGTTACCCTGCTCTTGTTATGGAACTCAGCAAGCCACTGCTCAAGGGTTCCGGTATATCCGTTTTCTACATCCAGCTCATAAGCTGATTTTCCGGGATTTCCTTTCAGGAAACCTTCTCCGATGGAAGCCTGGATGTCTCCAATATTGCTCATGCTTTCGTCCTCCTTGTAGACTCTTCAAGCAATTCAAACGTTGACAAAGGTACAAAAGTAAAGACGTCTCCGCTGTCCGGCAGCTCCAGCTGCATATCCCAGACATATTCGCCCGGATCCACGCCTTTTGTGTCCTCCGGTGTGATATGCCACAGCAGCGTTCCACTGTCCGTATGCTCCGCCTCTCCGTCAATGATCAGCGTGCCCTGCGATGCCCTGACCTGACAGCGCACCACATCGATATCCCGCAGCGTGATCCCCTGCTCCTGCAGGTCCGTCAGCGTGACGGTGATATACGCCGAGTCACCTTTGGTCAGCTCGATGTCCCAGTAGATCTTTTTGTTTTCCTTACGTTTTGTTACCCACAACCCCATTTCATCACCTCCAGATTACTGCTCGTCAACAGTGCTATTCAGGCCTTCAAGCCTGTTCAAACGGTCCTCAAGTGCCGCGATCCGCATCTCCTGGTCCTGTATCAGCTTAAGCATGGCCGGCAGAAGGATCCTGTGATTCCAGTCTTCCGCACGGCCCTCTCCGTCAAGGATGGCTGCTTCCGGAATGGCCTGCTGCACATCCTCCGCATAGAGACCGATCATCTCCACACCTTCCAGCTGATCACCTTTGGCAAGATATCCGTCTTTGTACCGGAATTTCACAACCGGAATATCAAGCAGCTTTTCTGCCTCTTCGTGTGTAGCATCTCCGCACGGAACCTTGTATCTCTTCGAAGATGACGAAAGCCTTCCTACCATGTCTGAGCTGTTGATTCCCAGTGTTGATCCAGTCACCGAGGTCAGATTTTTGATACTAAACTGTCCTGAACCATCAGATAGAGTTTCTCCATTGGACTTTGTAATCAACTCAAGGCCATACTGAATTCTGAGCGCGCCCCAGTGGTTATCCATGGTTGTTCCGCCGATCCGGAGCTTTCCTTCTTTCAGGAGCTCAATTTTCGACTGCGACACATTATCTATCGAATACATTCCTGCGCTCGAAAGGCTTGTTTCGTTTATGTTCCATCCGCCGATTTTCGCCTTCAGTGCGTACAGATCATCTACTTTGATCTTGTTCGCATCGACAGTCCCCGTTTTGAGCAGGCCGCCGTTGATCTGCGTAGTTCCTGCCGGAGCGAATGGGCTGGGGATCTGATCGAAACTGTCCACCGGCTCGATCATGATTCCGCAGACGTATACAGTTGTACCAGCCTGTACATTCGCGAAACCAAGGCCCGTATATGCAGCCGTAGAGGTGTATTCGAAATAGAATCGCTTCCACGTCGCGTCAATCGAATAGGTTTCCCCACCATTCTGATTGACCTGTGTAGTTCCCCAATCTGAGAACGTAATAACCCACGGCTTGACCTTTCCGCTTCCAGTCCTTGTACGGGCATAGAATGATATCAGGTACTTTCCGCCTACCGGTGTCGCCACGGCCCCTTTGTGGTTTTCGCTGTTTCCGAGGAACAGATACCCATTGCTGGAAGTTGATGCTGTCGTGATGTAAAACATGTTGCCGCTGATCCGCGTCGATTCAGCGACTCCGTATTCTTGGACACCGGCGTTTTTCCACTGAAGAGTATCCTTCGTAATCTGCGACATCGTGTCGTAGTTGGAGTAGATGTTTACACCGTCGCCAACGTTTAAGTACGCAGCATTCAGGTACAGTTGCCCATTGCTGTAAAACAGGCCTCCTGCTGCTCCGTTATTGGTCAGCTTATTGAATATGTCCTCTTGTGATACTTGTGACATATCTATCAGGACGGGTATCATAGTGCTTGCAAGCTCTACATCATCGGACGACAGAAGACGGCCCCGGATTTCCGTCATAGATGAATCAGTGACGTATGTCCCTGTTCCGCCGCTTGTCGTTTTTGCCGTCACCCAGGTATTACTGGAATTCTTATACTCCCAGAGTATTTTCCCCGCTGTATAGCTTTCCCCGTTTAAATACGCGGAAAAACTGACAGAGCTTGGAGTAGCGTTCCCCGTCATCCAGTCAATCATGACTCTCGAAACGGACGGTTTGATCTCATACACCTTGATCGCATTTGCTGCTGCCGCAGCATCGTCGGCGATCTTCTTGATGTATGTCGCATCACTCAGGATGTACGGCACATACGGACCCATATATTCGCCCTTGTAGATCGACACTCGGAAATCGTACGAAATAACCTGCCCTGCTGACGCCTGACACCTAATGTAAGCAAGCCTGGTAAATCCCGCACCAGCATGGGATGAATCAGATGCTTCGGATGTCTTCAGAACACGTTTTCGATAGATTGTCCCATCTGTTGGAACCCAGTCATGTATGTTCAGACTGGCCTGTGTCCCGTCACCTTCAAGGACCTTTTTTACGGACGCACCCCAAAACTGGCATCTGTCGTTCTGGACAAGATAGCATAGACCGGATCCGGCCGCTGTTGATACCCTGTTGCGGAATTCAAAAAGGAATGTGTAATCTTCTCCCGGTTCTATCGCATCATTTTTTACCGGCATGAAATTCATGGTGATCGTGCTGGTGCCGGAGCTGTTATCCAGCTCTACATGAACCCAACCATCAGAAAGGATCTCATAAGACCTGCCTGTTCCTGCACCGACATAATTCCAATATCCATCCGGGTTTGTCGTGGAGTTATATACATCAGCAAGGTCATGCGAGAAAAACGGGCTCAGATTGATACCAGGAATCGCATCACTTGCCGCCTGTGCCTTGTTGTATGCCTCTTTTGCGGCCTCATACGAGCTCGAAAGAGACACATTTGAATAGCTGAAGGTCCCATCTGAAAAGACCGTCAGATCAACAATGTAAAGGCTGTATGTGCTGTCTCCGGAGTATGTCGGCTCCCTGTCCTGCCATCCTGTCGGCGGCTGCGGAAGATTTGCAATCGAATCAGGCTTTGCCGGTTCTGCTGCCGTTGACGCCTGCAGCTTGTAGTACCGGTATGTGGATTCCACGATCCTCTCGATACTGATCGTGATGGAGCAGCTGGCTTTAACGCTCATATTGCTTCACTCCCTTCTCGATCAACCCTCAAGCTGTACTGTATAAACCGCCTTGTTCTGGACTTCTGATGCCGAAACCGAAAGACTCGCGCCGGTCGCGATGGAAGTGCTCCCGCCGTCCTTGTACCATTTGAGCGTCCCCAGAGCGGTCAGTGCTGATCCAGTCACCTCTACTCCGCCTTTGTACACATGCGCGGTCAGAAGCGTGGATCCGCTGCTGTTACGGAAGATGTTTCCATTGCTGGCTGAGATCGCGATCATTATGGCGTCTTCGCCTGTTGCACCCGTTGCTCCGGTAGCTCCCGTGGCCCCGGTCTTTCCTGTGGCCCCTGTTGCTCCTGTCGCTCCGGTAGCGCCTGTCGCTCCGGTAAGCGCCAGAGAATATGTAAAACGCTTTGAAAAGCTCTTTCCATCCACCGTAACGGGCACTGTCAGGACGCCGTTTTTCGTCGCCATGGAGGTAGTGACAGTGACAGTAAATTTTGCAGATGTCGAACCATTATTAGAAATGCTTGTTGTCATGCCCGTAGGCGCTCCGCTGATCGTCCCGATCGTAGCTGCCACCTGTGTAGCACCCTTGTACGCGATCACTCCGCATTCTGCACTGCCTGCGATGGCCGCAGAGATTCCGCCGGCGAATGTGTGAGACTCGTTTGTCAGGACTATCGTATACGCATCTGCTCCGGCATTACCGGTTCCGCCTGTGGCCCCTGTGGCTCCCGTGGCCCCGGTCTTTCCTGTGGCCCCTGTTGCTCCTGTAGCCCCGTCCGATACGATCGGCACGGTCTGCTGGTCAAGGAGTGTCGTGGTACCGCCTGCAAGATACAGGCTGCAGCGCACAGCAACAATATTTTCCGGGATCGGGAATGTGTGGCTCACCTCATCTGCGCTCGATGTATATACATAGGGCGATCCGGTTTCCCACGTGCTGCCATTCTTTGTGCACTCAATCTTAAAACGTCCTGAATAGTTCGTCGGGCTTCCGGTCCCCTGGAGGCGCTTTCCGGTAACCGTGATCGATGCCGGATTATATGACCCGTCAATCGCCTTCGCAATCGCCGCGTGGGAGACGATCAGATCATAAGAGTACGCGGATGCGCCTGTCGCGCCCTTAAAAGCGATAGCGTACGAGAATTCTTTGTTGATCGTTACGTCGTCCACCTGTACCGGGATAATGACTTTGCCGGCCGCGTTAAGAGCAGCTGCGAACGTGATCGTGACCGGGACCACGCTGTCTGACGCGCTCCCGACTGCTGCCGTTACATTTGTCGGGCATGTCGGGGCATTTACCGTCGGCACCACTTTGGAGCCGCCCTTGTATGCTGTTACATTAACCGTCACTGTCTGCGCGGTCCCCAGAGTGGATGTTGACCCGTTGAGGGATATCGCGTCCAGGGACAGCATGATACTATATCCATCTGTGATATCAGCGATCGTAATCTGATCTGATGCTTTGATTGCCATATTTTATCCTCCTTACTCCGGCCACTGTATGCGGCGGAAAATATGGCCGCATCCGACTCTTGTATCTGTATAGATCTTGATCCCTGCCGCGTTGCACTGCTCGCAGAAGTACAGATCCTCTGACAGGATCCCTTTATCCGGATAATTCACCCAGTCGAAATACGGGAAGCACAACGTCCGGAAGACATTCGTCCGGATCAGCGCGCACCCCATCCCGCCGCCATGCACCTCGATTTTATGTACCCCGTTTTTCAGAAGTCCGTGCATCTCTGCCGTCACGATCTGAGACGTGTAGTTGAACTCACCCAGCCGGTAGATCGCCGTCTTTCCGTCATACACGTTCTGCGCGTTTCTGGACGGATAATAGCCGAGACACACATCCACCAGATTGTCCAGTAAATTGCCCAGCGCATCCGGCGGAAGCACGACATCGTTATCGACCATGAGTACATAATCTGCAGAGATATTAAGGGCTTCCTGCGCGATGTTGTTTCTTGCAGTAGCACAGTCATATCCTCGTACAAAATCAAACACACATTCCTGCCCCGCTTTGTCCAGGCCGTAGATCGACCGGAATGTATCCGGGGAGATCGTCTCGTATGTTGGTACAGCTATCAGGATCTTCATTCATGCCTCCCATTTACACGACAAGCTCACACATAAACGTTACTTTTGTATCGACCTCATCCGGTGTGAGCGTGAGCGAAAAGCCGTTGTCTGAAAGCTTACTGTCGCTTGCTACGATCACGCCGAACGTGGTCTCATCAACCTTTTGCCAGTACCACTGCAGATGCGCACTGTTGCCGAATCTTGCCCGGAGAGCCGTGATATTGGTGATCCGCTCCCCGCCGATATAGACCGATACCGTCAGGACCGTAGAGACCGAATTGTTTTTAAACACATTTCCCCGTGACGAATCGATCCGAAGGACTGCCGCATCTGCCCCATCCACTCCGTCCCGTACGATCGAGACGGTGAAGGTCTTAGTTGCAGTGGCGCCATTGTAAGTTGCACTGATATCCACATGCCCGGAAGTGGCTGTCAGATCCGTGACTGTATAGGTCCGCGTCGTCTCGTCCCATGTCCCCGTGAGGCCGGTAGCCGATACGGAGTAAGTGCAGGCCGCTGATACATCCCTGGACCCATAAAAGACCTTTGCAACGGTCTTGCAGGTGGGAAAGACATCATACTGCCCGGAGCTGTCCGTCTCGATGCTCTGATGCTCATTTGACAGGGACAGATAAAAGCTCGTAGCACTGTCGATCGCATCACCGATCGTCTGCGTGTTCTGCGGATCCCCGCCGATCTGCACGCGCTCGCTCATGTAAACGCTGTGCGTATCTTTTGACGCCTGGAAGATCACGTTTCCGTTTGAATCGGTGATCGTGAGTGCTCCCGTATCGATCCAGTTGGCATTGATACCATTTGCGCTCAATATGTTGGCGATCACGTTGCCATTCACTTCCATGCCGGCATTCCAGGTCTCACCGCCGTCGGATGACACCGCCCAGGCTTCCGCCGTCATCTTCCAGATGTAAGAAGATTCTGACAGGTCAGGCTGATTGTGCAGATAGTAGATCTTGCTCCCGTCCGGCTGCACGTCGATCGTGGTGTAGATTCCGCTGCTCCCCTCGATCTGTCTGGCCAGCACCTCGATAGCTCTTTCCCTGGCGCTCTTCTCCGCCTCGACCAGCTTTCTCGCACGGATATAGGACGATGATCCCATCGAATAACTGACGCTGTGTCTCAGCGGCTCATCAGCTGCACATTTAAACTCTGTTTTTCCTCGGAATGTGTAGGTGATATCTGTCAGAAACGAGGTATGCGCCACGCCTTTTCCGTCTACAAACGATACCGGATCCATGAATTCAGCAACCGGATATCCGATGTATTCACCCTCAAATGCCCTGAAGGTCTTTCCTACCAGATTCACGGCCAGATTGTCGATCAGCTCCTGTGCTTTCGCCTGCGTGCTGCAGAGAGGATTATCCACCGTAATGGCATAGGCATCTGTGCCGTTGATCAGCTCGCGATCCACACCATCTACCTTGACCTCTGTCCGGATACCGGTGATCGTGATGTCGTCTGTGTGGATCCTCGGCCTGCTTATCCACTGATCGAGGGTATACAGAGGTGTTGGCGAAAGCTGATAGGAAATGATGTACAGCATCCCGTCATAGCCGATCCTGGCATTTCCACAGGCTATCATAGCGATATAGCCTATGATCTGTCGGAAGCTATAAGAACCTTCAGGGAGCGCGGGAATAACGAAACTGCTGTTTGGGAATGAGCCGGATCCGAGCACAATGCCGGTAGAATTGCAGACATCCACAAGGAGCTGCATGGCAGTAACGCCGGCAGCAAAGGACAGCCCCGTACTGAAGGGCTTATCTGCCTTGTACATGTCGTCCGCTGCCGTTACGATCACAGTCTCCCCATAGCTCTCAGGGGATACAACAGTGTAGTCACCATAATTGATCGTATCTTCCAGTCCGGAATCCAGAGTGTAGACCACATAGAGATGGATGATGGCGCCAAAGAAATCGTAATCACGATACCTGTCGTCATAGTTGGTAAGCTCCAGCTTCACGGTCTTTTCAACCGCAAAACCAAGCGGGACGGAAGATTCTCCCGCCCCGTCTGTGATGGAATTATTATCAAGGGTAAAATCGTCGCCGGTGAGGTTCAGGCTCCGGCCGTCAGCAAAGGTGATCTCTGCATGCTGCGCGAAGTCCGTCCTGCTCCTGATCTGTTCAAGGAAAGCACTGCTCACGTTTATCAAATCGGATTCACCCCCACCATGCTAAATGACAGGCTCTCATACCGCTCTTCGCCCTCTTTCCAGGATCCGATCTTTATGGAGCCTTTACCAGTGTAAAAGTAATCATCACGCCAGGCGCCGTAAAACGGTGACCTGTAGTGCAGTTTATATCTTCTCCCCTTTGCGATATGCTGCAGGATCTGCTGCATCTCTGCAGATGTCAGATTCGATGCAGTATAACCGAAAGACTCCACCGTAAAAAGCGGAACCACGTGTGCGGTCCCGCTCATTACTCTCCCGGAGTCATCGGTATAGGTTGTCTCAAAATCGTATGCGAGGCCCTCGTCAGGCTGCTTGATCACGATATCATTGATTTTCACATATTCCTGGGCCATAGTGCCTCCTTAGAGTTCAAATGGATTTCTCCCGGTCTGCATCTGCCGCAGCTCGGCCTCAGTGACCACTTTTGAAAACAGCGTCCGGCCGTCAAGCTGTGCCACAAAGGTGTAGCTTCGGTTCTGACCGCCGGATTCTTCACGAACGATCTGCCTCAGCAGGTTCTCAGGCATCTCAATGTTATTTCCACGTGTCTGATCGCCGAGCATTGCCAAGAATGGAGCATTCGGCGGGATCACGGCCCCGCTTGCCAGATACGGCACCCTGTAGTTCGCATACCTCTGTGGGATATGCAGCCACATGGAGGACCATCCGACCTTTTGTGCCATAAATCCAGACAGCTGAACATTAAAGGACAGCAGGCTTGCGATCGTGTTCTGCGCGTTCTGCGCTCCTACGATCAGAGAGTTCAGCATAGAAACAATATTATTCAGCGGGCTGCTCATTCCGTAAGCCATGTCCCAGAAAGCGTCTATCACGCCCTGAGTCATGCTCTGGAAAGACGAAGTCACCGTGCTTACCATGCTCGTCATATCAAGGTTCAGGCCGTTCGTGATGTCCTTCCAGCAATCAGAAAACATGGTCTGGAACTTCTGCGTGTACCAGTCGACAACGTGGTGCATGGCACGGAGTTTTTCTCCGACCATCGCGTTCTGGGAATTCAGGTTTTTCTCGATCTCCGTAGTACTTCCGCCCCACTCATTCGTCGTGGAAGTCTTCGCCTCGCTCCAGTTTGACGACACCGAACTGGCGGCATTACCGGAATACAGTTCTGCGTCTGCTGCAATTCCCTCAAAGGTATCGCCGGTCGCGTTTGCGATCTCCGTATAAGCTGCGATCGTATCGTTTGCCATCTCCTGAGCCTTGCCACCCACACTGGATGCCATTGCTGTGGCTTCCGTTGTGGCAGCGGTATTCATCTGCTGCATGGCAGTACCGACTTTCCCGCCGGCTGTCTCAGCAGCTATTCCGATCGACTCTACTGCAGTTTCTGCCTGTCCAGAAGCTTCCTGTATGACAGGAACAAACTCGGGAAAACGTTCCTGCATGAGTTCAATGAACACTGCCATAGCCTCATCATTTCCTTCGAGAGTCTGAAGCATGGCGTCAAAAGCCTGCTGGGCATCACCAGATGTCCCCTGGACGTTTGTAAGAACGCTTTCAAGCTCAGTATATGTGTCACCAACCTCTCCACCTTTGTCATGCAGCTCATACAAGACATCCCGCATTCCTTTGAATATTCCAACAGTCTCATCAAAGGATGCGTTTGAGAAGTCTAAAATCCCAGCATTTCTGGAGAACCCTTCTCCGAGCTGATCCACCATCCCTGAAAGCATCTCTGTTTCATCGATGGCCTTGCTCTGTGTCCAGTTATAGGAATCCAGGATTGCCTGTGCCTGTTCAGCGGATACGCCAAACTCCATCAGCTTCTGGATAAAGTTGTTCGCGATCTCCTCATTGGTCAGGCCTGCAGTCTCCCATTCCTCGATCAGGCCATCAAGCTCTTCCTTCTGGGCTGTAGTAATGCTGCCGGCTTCGCTCAACCACGCTGCAAAATCATGTGTGGCAGCTCCGAACTGCGTCAGCACTCCATTCCCACCCTGACAGACTTCCACGAATTTTGCCACAGCCCTCGTCACTTCAACCGTCCCGATCAGGAGACCGCCTTCGGTGATCGCGCTGAGGAGCCCGCCACTCTCGATACCGGCCGTGATCAGCTTTCCGGTGCCGGATAAAGCTTTTCCAGCCACCGAAAAACCACTTTTCAGCAGTGATGCAAGGCTGTTTCCGATGGCGGTTTTCGCTTCGTTTCCGACCAGTGCCCCTGCCAGGCTGTTTACAAACGGCATGATCATGGTCGATGTAACCTTAAAGGCGATCAAGCCGAGAATAAACCGTCCACCCGAAGTCTTTCCGAGGCCCTTTGCAAGGCCAAGGATAATCTTCTTTATTGCCTCCCACATCGCGCTGAGATGCTTTGGCCAGTCAATCTCCTCAAGAGCAAGCCCTATGTTGGTTCCGAGTTCCTCCCAGTGCACACCATTGGCAAGTTCAGTGATGAGGTCATCCAGTTTATCCAGCATCTCATCGAAAACAGCTGCGTTACCCTTCCAGTCGATACCGTCTATCATCTTATTGATTCCATCAACGACATCGGTGGAAAACTTCTTCCAGGGGAACCGTCTCAGCCACGCTCCAAGAACATCAAAGGCACCATTCACAAGCTTACAGATCGTATTTCCGAGCTCCGTAAGCTTCGGTGCTCCGTCCATCATACCTTCCATCAGCTCGGCTATATGCGTGCCGAGTGCATCAAATTTGAACTCTTCGATAAATCCCCTGAAGGTCTGCCATGCCAGATAGAACTTTCCGGAAATAGCCTGGCCGAGCTTATTAAAATCGACCTCATCCATCAGGCCGTTAAAGCCCTCTGCGATCTTATTTCCAATTTCTACCCAGTCAATCCCATACTTCAGCTGATTGATGGTATTTACAGCTGTATTGATGATCGTACCAAGCGTTCTGCCGCCCAGATATGTATCCAGGTTACCGACAAAGCTGTTCAGCGTACGCGTAAACGCATCTGTAAATTCAGTAATTTTCGGTCCCAGATGACTCCAGTTAAAGAAGTCGTACAGTTTCTGCATGCCGACGTTCAATCCGTCAGCCATGTACTTTCCGAGACCTTCCCAGTCTTTTGAAAGAATGAGATCCGCCAGCTTGCTGAAGGAATCACCCAGATCATCCAGGACAGATTTCCCATCTGCCAGCTTTCCGTAGTCAACGGATTCGACCGCAGACGGCAGGCCGGAAGCTCCACCGCCACCACCGCTGCCTTTGCCTCCTCCGGATCCGCCGGAAGAGCCGCTGTCTTCCTGGACGGTGAACTTCTTCATCTCATCGAGACCGGAGAGATACGCCTTCTGCTGTTTAACAGCGTTTTTTGTCGCTCCTGCAGCGTCATCTGTGGCGTCTGCCAGGTCGCTCGTATTGTCTGCGGCGCTGGACGCAGCCCCCGATATATCTGACAGACCTGCAGCTGCAGCACTTGTCTGGCCGGAAGATTTCTTTCCGGTAATCAGCTCCGTGAAACTCTTGAATGCATTCGCAAGAGTCGCCAGACGGCCGATGATGATGTTGATCACCTTCAGCGCAGGAGTCAGCAGGTTTATGAGTCCCTGGCCGAGAGAGGCTTTCAGGGAATCCACCTGCAGGCGAAGTATCCTTGTCTGGTTCGCCCATCCGTCGGATGTCCTGGCAAAGTCTCCGGATGCTGTGGACAGCTGATCCAGGATAAACCTGTACCGGAGTGCGACCTTTTCCTGCTCGGTCATCTGTGCAGTGGTCTTTCCGATCCCCTGCTGGAGAGCGTAGGAATCGAGGGCTGTCTGCGTCATGACGATACCGAGATCCTTCAGGGACTCGGTTTCACCGGAGAATACGGATTTCAGCTTTGTATATGCAACGTCCTGATCCAGGTTATAGAAAGACGCCACGTCTCCCGCGAGTCCTGTCAAGGCCGTTGACATGTCATAGGCTTCCTGCTCGGTGAATCCGAACGCCTTGGCCATCGCTCCGAAGGTACCGACGTACCGCTTTGCCATCGTCTCGGACAGGCCATACGTGGATGCTGCAGCTGTGGCGAAGTCGTTTACTTTGTCGGTCATTGTCGTAAAGACATTCTCGACAACGTTCTGGACTTCTGACAGGTCAGACCCCAGATCTATCGCTTCCTTCGCAAAGCTCACGATCTTCGATACTGCAAAGACGCTCGCGATGGCAGCACCTACTTTTCCGGCGGTTCTTCCGATGCCCAGGAACTGGTTCTGCAGGTTTGCGGTCTGCTTCGTCAGGCCTCCGACAGAGCCGGTCAGTGTTTTCAGGGTTCCGCCGATCTTCCCTAGAGCATTCTGGATGCCGCCTGTATCCAGGACGGCTTTTATGATGACAGAGCCGTCTGCTTTACCAGTTGCCATTAAAATCTACCTCCTGTTTTTAGAGGTCAGCGACACGGTCAGATCCGTGCCGGTTTACAGTTTCTTATCATCCAAGCCATTTTTCGAGTGACGCCTTCTGCTTTTTCTCTTCTTCTGTCAGCCTGGCGTTCATATCGATCAGCTTCTTGTTTTCGCGGTAAAAGTCCTTTTCATACTTTTCTAGCTTCTTTCCTTTTGCCTTTTTCGACCTGATCCCGATAATGTTGGACAGCAGGCACTCGCCTATCTCCATGTAGGCAGCCCAAAAGGTCCACCAGTGCATGTACGGTACCGCCCGTATCTCTTTCCCGGTGATCCTGTTGACTGCCGGAATGATCAGGGTGGCGTCCTGTTCCCAGTCGATGAGCCTTGGATGGTTCCCACCGTCGTCTTCCTGGCCGCAGTCGATAAACTCCACCGCCTTGTCTACGGCCTCCGGAAGCATCTCCGGTTCCAGCTGTGTGTAGTCCTGATAAAGGATCTGCAGCATGACCGCCATCTTTTCTTCAGGACCGAGCTCAGGATCAGCCTGGGATATCAGGATGTTCAGGATGTCCCTGTAATCTGTCCTGATAGCAAAATCCACCCCGCTGACATTCAGCGAGGTGGGAAGCTCGTACGGATTCACTTCGCGTACTTGGCGGTGTACTTCTGCATGGCTTTCTTGCGCTTCTCAAGCTCCGGCTTGATCGCCTCATTGATGATGTCCATCACTGCCAGGGCGAAGATCCTGCCGTCAGGAAGAAGCGTGGTAGCAGTAAGCTCCTCGAAAAGGCTCTTGCTGGCGTCGTAGCCCAGCATGTAATTGAATTTTTCTTCGATCATGCCGTTGAAGGCAGCCGCTTCCTCCGGGCCTGCCCCTGTCGGAGCGTTCTTCGCTTCGGAATTGAAGAACTCTGCCACCTCCTGGCACCGCTTTATCATGTTTACATCCGTCGGATTCATTCTGAATGAGGAGAAAACCTCCCCCTCCGAATTACTGATCTCGAACCTGAGACGGCCGTCATCGATCTGTGTATTGATGGTTTTTCCCACGATCTTCCCCTCCATTCACTTTCTGCTTTATCAGCCTGCGGATGCCGGCGTAAATGCCTTGGTTTCCAGGTCGAAGGTTCCTGCGACGCGGTTGCCGTCACGATGGATCGTAAACGGGATCTGCACGCCGGAGGTATCTCCGCCTACGCTGTTCGGCACAACGATAGCGTCTTCACGGTATGCGCTGACGACAGTCGGAGCTGCATCCTCAGTGGCGCCCGGTTTCAGCAGGACATCGACCACAGTCGTCTTGCAGGCGTCGCCGGTCAGACGCTTCATGGCAATGTCGTAGATCTTTTCGGAAAGAGCATCGTCATACTCATAGTAGTACGGCTCAACCTCAGAGGAGACCTCGTATCCGTTGTGAGTAACGGACTGCTCTCCAATGATGTTCTTCCGGGTCTCAACATCCGGATTCAGTTCGATGTTCAGTTCTTCCAGGTCTTTGCCGAGCCGGACATAAGCGATGGTCCCGCCAAAGCTGGAGTCGATATAATGAGCAAGATATTTTCTCTCTGCTTTCATAAGTTACTCCCATCCTTTCGAATCTTTTTCTGTATATACTATCCTTCCCTGGACACGATACTGTGCCAGGGCTGCTTCTGCGTTTATGCCTGTCAGGTTCGGCATGTTCTGAAGGACCTCGATCGACTGCACCTCCGTATTGTCTCCCAGATCCGGATAGTTTTTATCCTGTTCTCTCTGGTCCAGGATCTCGATGAGTCCCTGGGCGAACTCCATCGCCTCGAGATTCAGGTCGTCCTCGTCAGACGAATACTGGCGGATCATGACGATCTCAAAGCCATATTCCATGTCCTTATCGCCGTTGATGTAAGAACGGATCACTTTGTCGGCATATCGCGTGACCACTGAAAAGGTGTCCGGCTCTTCCTGGGAGAAGTTGAAGGTGACAGCGCCATCCGTCAGTTCCCTTACAACCTCCTTCAGATAATCCAGAACCGCTTTATGATCGATCATTTCCCGCTCCTTTCATCAAGCCACGCCTGATAGCTCCTTATCAAGTCCCGTTTCCTGTCTTTCAGCATCGCCCTGTCCCAATGGTCTGTTGCCAGAGGATGACGGAAGCCGCTGTATTTCAGCTTTCTGCCAGTCGGTGTCTTGTGTGGCGGAGAATAGTAACCTTCTATTTCGCCGTCCTCTCCTTTGACGGGGAAGTTTGGCCCATACACCTCGCCCTCGTACTGGTAGTGTGCGTAAGGCGAATTATAGTGGACTACACCATCTCCATCAGTATCCACATAGACACGCACATTCTGCGCGAGAACGAGGTTTTTAGCGGGAACGTAAGGATCCATCAAGCGTTTGAACTCATTCGCAAGAAATAACTTTCCCTTTTTCCCGCCAGAACTCCCGTCAACGATCTCTCCCAACGGCTTATGCCATTTCAGATCTGTGCTCACTTTCATATCAATCAGCCTCCAAGTCGGTAATGCTTATCCATCAAATGAGACGTGTTATCTGATGCAGCAGTCACTTTGAAGGCGTTCGGCTTATACCGTGTCAGCACTTCCGCAGCACGAAAGCCTGCAGTATTACTGATCGTGTCTTTCACTGTTCCCAGGATGACTATGTCCTCAGGTGCCGCCTCGAAGCCTTTTTTGATCTCTGAGGCAGGTATTCTGACCGTATAGGAATTGCCTTGCTTTAGGTCTGTTCCTGTCTGTATTTTGACGATTTCAGACTTCCAGAAACAATTCTTGTAGACCGTTCTCTTCCAGGAGCCGTCTTTCTGCTTGTGGTAGTGAGTGATTGTATGTACATAGTTTGGATTATTCACTGCTGCTCACCACCCCCATGAACAGAAGACCTGTATCACCGAGATACAATCTCAGGATCCTGCGGATTTCTGTTTCGCGTCCGTCTGCGGTCGCGTATGCGGCTCTGGATAAGTCAACAGATCCCGATTCCCCATCGTTTGACCAACTGGAAAGTGGACCGGCAAGACCAGCAGCACTCAACTGCTTCTCGTAGACATCCCCTTTGTAAAGGACCTCCATGACCGCGCATGTGCAATCCTTGACCTCTTCCGGGATCTCGTCCAAATCATGGATCCGGGAGGACGTAGCCCGGTCTATTGTAAGCCGGGCCTTTTTCTCCCAGAAGGCGAAGTCATCCTCCGGTACAGTCTCGTCACGCCCCTGAAGATAGTCATTCAGGTAGTATTCGTTATCAACGTATGCCATCTGGATCACTCTCCTCCCTGAGCCGTCAGGAATGCCGCTATCATTTCCGCTTTTGTAGCTGACGTTGTGATACCCTCGTACCCCAACCCGGCGGCAAGTTCAGCGATCTGAGCCTTTGTCAGAGCATTCAGCTCGGCCTCGCTGTACCTGCCGTTTCCGTCCGTGTCGGCGAGGGTCATCAGTTTCCCGCGTGCTTCTTAACCACTACGCAGGCCTTGGTCGGCACGCGGTATCCAGAGTTGATCTCTACCTGGGCAAGGGTTCCGTTAAAGTTCTCGGAATCCTTCAGACGGATGGTCTCCAGATTGTCGACGATACTGAAACGATTCCAGTCGTACATGATAAAGTCGACAGCGGTCAGATCTTCGGTCTGAAGAGTACCCGCGAAATCGTAGTACTTGGCTGCATTCAGGAGATCAAGCATGTTGCACTCTACCCACAGCATGCCAAGCCAACGGCCCACCTGGCCGGTCTGCATGATGGCGTCATTAATGACCGGAGTATACTGATCTCCGGCAGCCTCCAGCATAGTAGTGTAGGTGTCAACGTTTGCCATGACGATATTCGCGACAGCCTTGCCCTTGCGGACACGTTTACGTGCAGCAAGGACCTTCGCCTTGATATTATCTTTGGTAATCGCAGCAGTATCTTCAAGTACAGTACCTTCGTGCACAAGGCATGCAAGACCGGAAGCCTGCCATCCCTCACGGCAGTTGGTGACCGCTTCAGCCAGATGAGCTTCGGCCATGGCATACGGTACGGTATCTGCCTGGATCTTATAAATCTTCTTGGACTTGGACTGGGTATTGTTCAGTCTCAGGTCTACCAGTTCGTTCTGAGCTGCGGTGTGCGTGAAATCAGAAGCCGGAGCCTTCGGATCAGCAACAGCATCGCCGCCAAGCTTAAAAACATGAACCAGACCGGCACCTACGCCGTCGCCCTGGAACTTATCGGAATAAGTCAGTCCGGGCTGGAAAATAGAATCATAGTACAGATTCGGCTCTACAATCGGGCTGTATTTCTCGTTTACTGCATATCCTGCATATTCCATAAATCTTCCTCCTTACGGGGTCGTGTTCCCCCTGAAATATTTGTTGTTTCCGTATTTTGCTTTGAGATAGGCTTCCTGATCCGATGATGCGCCAGGGCGCTTTCCGTGTCCGGAGCCTCTGACCCAGGACTGAGGATCACTTTTCTTCTTTTCTTCGGGATCATTCTCTTCCACAAAGGAATCAGGGTCTTCTTCTTTAAGCCTTTTCAGGTAATCCTCCGCGCCATCAAATTTTCCGTCCTTGTAAGTAAGGTCCATCATGCCGGCCAGCGCTGCCTTTTTCGCAAGCTGGCTCTTGAAGCCTTTCCCGGAAAGGAATTCCTTCGCTGCGCTCTCCTTCTGGAGATTCTCAATCTTTGTATTCAGGGCCGCGGTATCGGTGTTGTACTTGGTCTCCCAGTCTGATGCTGACTTTTTGATCCCGTCGATGTCCATATCCTTATATGATTTGATCGCCGCGTTCGCATCGGCCAGCTGCTGCCGCACACCGGACAGTTCCGTCATTCTGGAGTCGTATTTCTCCCTTGAGATGAAACCACCCTCCGACAGATCTGCATAGCGTACATGCTTCGTTTTATCTTCGATTCCGCTGTTATGCTCCTGAATCTTTGCATCTACCTGTGCAAAAAGCTCTTCTCCTAACAGTTCTCTCAGTTCCATAGATCATCCTTTCTGCCCCTTTGTATTGTTCGCGGATGTACGCGCAGGGCGTATGGCGGTTTGTTCTGACGCCGCAGATATTAGCCGGCAGTTTAAATGCCATGAGGCTTTTTCGGGCATAATAAAACCGTCCCGTAAAGGGGCGGTGATATTTTACTTATTTATGTACTTCGTCTTTGACTTCTGAGGCTCTCCTCTTGCGTATCAGTCCTTCACAACAACGTTTTCCCATTTCTTGTAGACATCAACATAGGTTTCTCCCTTATCCCCATTATGGGTCACCTCATAGTACATACCATCCGAGACGGTAGTACTGACAAGCGCCTTCCAGTTCTGCAGCGTTTTACTAAACCAGACCACAAAAACATCATCCAGGGTAAGCTGTTTGTTATCGGTTGCATCTACATGACTGTTGAAATAGTCTCTTACGATTTCTCGTGCTCTTGTCTGCATAGTATATTGTCCCTCCGTTATACTGTCTCTTCTTCCATAACCTCGATTCCGTACTGCAAGGCACACTCATTTTCAATACGGCATCCCCTTGCGTCTTCCCAACCTTCTGAGAAATATGCTATATCCGCATCTGCAAGAATTTCCAGTGACATTGCAAGATACTTCAATGGAATACAGGTTGCTTCAGGGTTATAATCCGCTAAATATGAATCTAATACTTCAATGTTTTCCCCGCATTTTCGCTTTACGGATTCGATTGCCTTTTCCCTAACCTTCAGAATTTCTTCCTTGGTTTTTCCTTTCATTGGCTGAGAAATAAATACTTTTTTCATGATACCCTCCTGTTTTTGGGCATAATAAAACCACCAGCTTCTTCAACTGGTGGCAATAAATTCCATATGTGTGTTTCCGTCTATTGTCTCGACTAAGAAACGCCCCTTTGTGATGATGTCCATCCCAATCAGCACGTCACAGTCATGTCTTTCAAGCGGATACTCTGTCACTGCAATGTCTTTATAAACCAGATGCTCCGAGAATTCGAGTTCAACCCGGTGTATTGGTTTATCTAGAGTTCCTGTTGGAGAGATAACTGTCATCCTTCCGATTTCACTGAGTTTCAGCTCTCGGGCAAGCCTTTCAGAAATGCACGACGTCCTGGATCCGGTGTCCCATAGTGCTTTTACTCCCAGTGCAGCCTTTTCTCTGTATACATCATACACATTTACGGGAGTAATAATGCGATCTGTAACGCCATCGAAACTGGTATCCATTGTGAAATCAGTTGTCGTTGTTAGCGCCTGAACATGTTTCAATTCTGAACTCTTTCCAATGGGATCAACAAGTCCAATGAAGGTAGTATTCATGGTATCCCGCTCCTAAAATAAAGCTATTTTATAATTCTTGTTTCCATAATGGAAGGTATCTTCCATTTTTAAGATCTTCAATATGTGTATAGTAATAATCAAGTTCTTTCTCAAATTCCTCTGGGGTCATTCCGTCACGCCAAAAAATATATTCTTTCATTGACATTGTTGCCCATTCTTCACTCAAAGCAATCGACCCTCCCTCCGTAGAATGTCTTGACAAGATTTTGTATGATTATTGTTTCTCTCTCTTTCATTCGTTCGGTTGGTGAAATCATACCATTTCTAGACTTCTTATTCAACTCTTTGAGTTCCTCTTCAAAATAAAAATCCGGATAGTACCCTTTAATAGAATCCTTTATACGCCGTGCCACATATGATACACCATCGTTTTGAACAGCAATCATAATTGGAATGTTTTGACAAAGCACTGGTGTGGTTAAATCTGTTTCTGAAAGAGAACTAACGTAATTATGATTGTGTATATACACAAATTGTGAATTAGGATTATTCTTTGCGTAATCCCAAAAGTCTATTCCGACGCTTGTTTCGTCGCCTTTTTCTTCATGCTCCACAGCGCCTGTTTCCAAATTAACCAAACACATATGCTCAAGTCCATCTTGCGATCCCTTTTTAGCAAGATCACGAGCAATTTCCGACAATGACTCATTAACGTTTGAATTAAGTCCCTCCACTGTCAATGAATAATCATTTTCTTCAGAATAAAATACCTTCTTTGATGAGGTTCTTATTGTCTCTCCAATATCAGAAAATGTTCTTGCTCGCGCTCCTGATTTTGAGTTGTAACCTTTAGTTTGCGATTTACTTTCTGCGTCTGTAACATCCTCCACTTTTTTCGGATTCATCTTCACCTTCAGCCCATCCTGATAGATCCGCTCCTTCTGCATCGGCAGACCCATCTTCTTGCTGAAGGCTTTGTACTCCTGCAGGATTCCCTGATACCTGGACTTCTTCGCCTCAATGTCCTTATCAATCTCAGCTGCCTGATCATCCGGAATGCCTTCCTTTGACTCTTCCAGGAGGTGGACGTCCTCGCGGTATTTCCGTGCCCTGGTCTCCAGCTGCCTTTGACGCTGCAGGGCTTCGTAGGTGGTGTATTCCTTGCCGAGATACTCTTTCTTCTCGTTCTCCTCTGCGTGGATCTTGTCCAGCTGCTCATCCGTATAGGTGCGGACGGAAACGCCAGGGATAAAACAATTATAATCGTGATAACAGTTCCAGCCGTGAAGGCCGGGGCCAGTACCAAGACCACAGACCGTCTTCAGCTGCTCCATCGTCCAGACCTTACCCTCCCACACCTGATGCGTGGGACGCGCTCCGATATGCACTGTGACCTCGTAGGAGTCCGTATGCAGGTCTCTGGCGGTCTGTTCGTTTATCTTTCCCTGTACCTGTCTGAATCCGGTCATTATGGCCCTTCTGGCAGCCACAGGAACCCTGTTATGCCATCCTGACTCGTAATCGATCCACCGCAGTCCCGACTTCGTCATGTCGTTGATGGCGCGGCCTACGACTGTGCGGTAATCAAAAGCGCCGGAATGGATGTCCATCGCGGCGCTGTCGAGTGTATCGATATAAAATTCTTTCAGCGGAAGCACATGCTGCTTACCGTGCATGGCCTCTTTTACGAAGCCCATCGAGCCGGTGATGTTCCGGAACTCATCGGCCGTCTGCTGTTTGACTGCCTCGATCAGCTCCTGGAGCTCGATGTTATCCTCGAATGGGATCTGTTTCTGTCCGTAGACCTCGTAGCCTCTGGCCTGCTTCATGTATTCCTGGTAGGTGTCGTCAGAGTAGATCTTCTCGATCTGTTCGTCTGTTTCCTTCAGGACTTCCTTCACCCATTTCTTGATCTGCTCTTCGCTCATGCCGAGCTGCCTGAGCCTTGTGAACTGCCAGTCTGCAGAGGCTGTGCTGAAGCCGGCCTCCCGGATCCGGCGGACCATGTCTCCCATGATCCGGGTCTCAAGCTTCCGCATGATCTTTTCAAATTCAGCCGGGATTTTCTCCAGTTCTCCCTGGGTCATTCGATCACATCCTCAGGTATGCCAACTGCGGCCTTTGCCTGTTCTTCGGTTTCTCCCCGATATTTCATACGGTATTCCCACAGCTGCATGGCGCCCATCGCCACATCCTGACGGTCTGTGGCACGCTCAGATTCCTTATCTACGATCACGCTGTCGTCGAAATCGGTGGACAGTTCCCGGTTTCCTTCCGGTGCAAGCCCCCCGATCGTTGCCCATGCATCCATTGCCGTCACGAGATCATTGAGCGCAGCTTTCAGGCTTTTCTGTATAGCCTTCACAGTGGCGTATGTGCGCTGTTTTCCGGCCTTTATCTCTTCAGCCGTCTTATCTACCACCTGCGGGTCTGAAAGCGTCCCGTAGGCCAAATGCGAGGCGAATTCGACGCGCTGAAGCATCCGGTTATATCCGTTGAAAAAGCTCTGGTCTCGGATTTCCGGAGAATAGACGTTGAAGAAGGGTGTCCCGTTGTCGCTTTTCACGTCTCCCATGTTTCGGTACAGCCGTTCTTTCCCTTTCGGAAGCACCACGCTGCCATCACGCTTGCGTTCGAAGAATTCGACGCTCGCCTGTACAGCTGCTTCTTTGGCTTTGTACTCCCACAGGATACTGCCATACTGGATGTCGGTGTCGCGGATCGGATTAACAGCCCTTGAATAGATCGATACGCCCAGCGGGCTGTAACGGTCCACGTTATTGGCGACAGGAATGCGGAAGTAAGCAAACAACGGGCATTTTGCCCTGTTAAGCACCACTTCCGGCTCCATATCCGCCCAGTCATCAACCTCTGTCAGGCTGATTTCGGTTCCAAGGTTGATCACATCATCGATTTTAACAGCGGCTTTCTTGGACTTAAAAGCACGATTCCTGATAATGTACCGGCTGTGAGCAGCATCATACTCCTGATATTCAAGCCGCGTATACAGCCACCGGCCTATCTGCTTGTATTCCGGGAACACAGCTGCCGTGATCTGTTTCGCGCTGTTAAACGTTACCGGGAAGAAACTGTCTGCGTATACATAATCGACCGCGATATGGCCGCCGCTGATGTACGGCTTCAAGACAATTCCGCCGCCGGCACAGGCATATTCCACGATATTCATCAGGTCATCCTTAATCGGCTCCAGCTCATCATTGAGGAACTCCGCCCTGGAACTGCCGGTGACCTCGACCTGAGCTTCCATCGCTGTAGCTACTCCGAAATAGGAGCAGATGGCAGCGGGAATGCCACAGCTTCGTATATCCAGCTTATTATTCAGCCACGGAGCTTCATCAGCGTACATTTTGTGCCACAGCAGAATCGCATCAGCCATCTTCTGGCCGATCTCGATTTCGACGCCGAAGGCCTCCTGTATGTTTTTGTAAAATAGCTCGTTGTTCGGCATCTT